TCAGCAAGATCGAGCGGGAGGTGCTCAAGTCGATTGAAGCCAGCAACGACCGCGTGGTGTTCCACGAGGCCCTGCTGCATCTGCTGGTCTCAGGCAACGCCCTGCTTTACATCGGCACCGAAGGGCTGCGGGTCTTTCACCTGAACCGCTACGTCTGCTCCAGGGACCCCATGGGCAACCCCTTGGATGCAGTCGTCTGCGAAGAACTGCCGATCTACAAGCTGCCCAAGAAGGTGCAGGACATCATCAAGGGCGATGAGCCCGATGCCCTGAAGGGAATCCTGGATGACCAGGACCCCATCGCCGGGAAGAAGCAGGAGAAGACCGTCAAGCTCTACACCTACATCGAGTGGGGCGAGAAGACCGTCACCTGGCACCAGGAGGTCCGGGGACAGAAGATCCCTGGCACTGAAGGCAAGTCGCCGTTGGACATCAGCCCCTGGCTGGCCCTGCGCATGACCCGCGTGGACGGCCAGCCCTATGGCATTGGCTACGTCGAGTCAGCTGCCTTGGCCGACCTGCAGACCGCCGAGGTGTTGTCGCAGGCCGTGGCCGAAGGTTCGCTGGCATCCGCCAAGGTGCTGTTCTTGGTCAAGCCCTCAGGCGTCACCAAGGCCGCCGATCTGGCCCGCGCCCCCAACGGCTCATTCGTCACGGGGGACCCCAACGACGTGCTGGCCCTCCAGGTGCAGAAGTCGCAGGACCTGTCGGTTGCCATGCAGGGCAAGGCACAGATCGAAGCCCGCCTGAGCCAAGCCTTCATGCTGGCCGACGTGCGGGATTCTGAGCGCACCACAGCTGAGGAAGTCCGACTGCAGGCATTGCAGATCGAGAACAGCCTGGGCTCCATCTATTCGATCCTGACCACTGAGTTTCAGGTTCCCTACGTCTCCCGCAAGCTCGACATCCTGGTGCGCGAAGGCAAGGTGCCCAAGCTGCCCAAGGATCTTGTAAAGCCAGTCATGACAGTGGGTCTGGCCGCGGTGGGCCGCGGCAACGACCTGGAACAGCTGGTCAGATTCACAACCACCCTGGGCCAAACCATGGGCCCCGAGGCCCTCACCACCTACATCAAGCCCAGCGAGCTGATCAAGCGATTGGCCTACTCGATGGGCATTGACGTCCTTGGCCTGGTGAAGACCGAGGAGGAGTTGGCTTCTGAAGCTCAACAGCAACAGCAGATGGCCCAACAGCAACAGCTGATGAGTTCACCGATGGGTGATCCGCAGAAGCTGGCAACCGCCGCGGCCACCGTGCAAGAAATGCAGGCTGGCCCCGAACAACAACCCACTGACCAACAACCCGTATGACCACGACCCCCCAACTGACCACCCCTGAAGGCATCGAAGGGATGGTGGCCCCAGGCCAGGAGAACCTCCTTGAGGAGTTTGTCCAGGAGCAGGAGGCTGCCAAGGAACCTGAGCTGCTGCTTGGCAAGTTCAAGTCGCAAGACGACCTGGCCAAGGCGTATCAGGAGCTGGAGAAGAAACTGGGCCAGCCGAAGCCAGAAGCCGACCCAGAGCCATCACCAGCTGAAGGCTACTCAGCTGATCAGGCCGTGGGCATTTACGGCGAAGGCCCTGTCTCAGCGCTTAAGGAGAAGGGCATCGACATGGCTGATGTCATGTTCAAGGCCGACCAGGGCCAGGACATCAGCGAGCACTACGACACCCTGGCTGAGACGTTTGGTGTCACCCGGCAGGTGGTGGAGAACTACGTCTCCAAGGCCCAAGGCTCAGCCCCTGCTGAGGCCCCAGGGCTCACTGAGTCCGATGCTGCTGAACTCAAGGCCATGGTCGGCGGCGACGCTGCCTTCGGCAAGTTGAGCCAGTGGGCTGCCAGCAACCTGGAGCAGGGCGAGCTGGCCAAATACAACGCCGTGGTGGACAGCGGCAACAAAGACGCCATCGAGTGGGCCCTCAAGGCCCTGCAGGCGCGGGTGGCCGCACCTGATGCTGTGGTGGAACCAAAGCTCTACGGGGGTGGTGAAGCACCAGCCGTGACCCAATTCCAAAGCCAGCAGCAAGTTCTCGATGCGATGAACAAGCGGAATAGCCGCGGCCAACGCATGTATGACGTGGATGAGGCTTATCGGGACAAGGTGCAGAAGTTGTTGGCAGTTAGCGACGTTTTCTAGTAGCGTTTATTCAGAACGCAACCTGAACGACAGGCCCTTTCAGGAGGACAACCTGTGGCAGTGAAGGAACGAGCGGACTAAAAAACCACTTCTTCATCACTACTAACAATGGCTACTCCTCCTGATGTGGCTCTGAATAGGCTTGGCCAGATCAAAGGCGCCGCTGCCACCTGGGGCCCTGGTGCTGCTGGCCTGGACACCGACCGCGCCTTGATGCTCAAGCTCGGCTCTGCCGAAGTGCTTGATGCCTTCATGACTAACTGCCTGTTCAAAGGCAAGACCCGCGAACGGAATATCCGTGGCGGCAAGTCGGTAGCGTTCCCAATTACCGGCAAGATGGCTGCCCGCTATCACCAGCCCGGTACGCCCATCTTGGGTGAAGGCAACGATCCTTCCGACCTGAATGAGCGGGTTATTTCTCTCGATGCTCTGATGATTGCAGATGCTGCGATCTATCAGCTCGATGAGTTGATGACCTACTTCGACGTTCGCCAGATTTACACCACCGAGCTGGGCCGTGCCCTTGCCTACGAGTGGGATAAGCGTGTCGCCCGCTTGATTTTCGCCGCTGCTAACAACGCCACTGAGCCCCTGGGCAAGACTGGCGCTGCTAAGCCTGCTGGCCCTGCGGACAACCGTGGTCGCATCGGCAAGGTGATCACCCTGGGCACCGACTACACCACTGCTGGCGCAACCCGCCAGGCCAAGGGTGATGCGTTGGTGAACGCCATCTTCGACGCGAAGATCAACTTCGAGAAGAAGGACGTCCCCACTGACGGCATGTATGCAGTCTTCACTCCCGAAGACTTCTATGCCATCACGATGTCCAGCCGGGCAATCAACACCGACTTCAACGGTGGTGGTGGTGGCAACGGCAGCATTGCCGAAGGGAACACCATGCGCGTTGCGGGTATCCCCATCTACTCCAGCAACTTCATCGAGCAGCCTGCTTACACCCTGAAGGCTGGCGACCACAACGCTGACTACGCCCAGAACCTGAGCAAGTGCAAGGCGCTGATCTTCAACCGCGATGCGGTTGGTGTTCTCACCCTGCTCTCACCTTCCCTTCAGCTGACGGGCGAGGAGTTCCGGGTTCAGTACCAATCTGATTTGCTGGTTGCACGTCAGGCCATCGGGATGGGCGTACTGCGGGCTGAATCTGCCTGTGCAATCGTCGTGCCCTAGGTTCCTAGCGGACAAAGGAAAGCGAGGGGTCAGCTGCAGCTGGCCCCTTTTTTTGTGCCCTCTACCATTAGGGCAACACCCATGTAGCGGTTCTAATGGGCCTGCAGAACCAGACAATCACCCCAGGCAGGACCACCCTCCTGGGGGCTGTGAACACTCTTTTGATGAACGTGGGCGAGATGCCCGTCGATTCACTCAGCAACGTCCAGGTGCAGGACGCCCGGATTGCTGAAGCCACGATCCTGGAGCTGCACAAGGAGGGGCAGACCAAGGGCTGGAGCTGGAACAGCGAGTACGACTACCCCTTCCAGAAGGACGTGGCCACCACCGAGATCGTGGTGCCAGCCAACGTGATGCGCTGGGTGCCGAACCCCTACCAATGGGCCCGGCGTTTTGAGTTGCGGGGGCAGAAGGTCTACGACCGGGAGACCCGTTCCAGCCAGTTTGACGACACCATCACCGAGATCCGGGCGGATGTGGTGTGGTTGCTCGACTGGGACTCCTGCCCGGAGCCCTACAACCGCTACGCCACCATGCGGGCCGCCAGGGTCTTCAGTGCCAGGACCCTGGGCAACGACTCCCTGGTGCGCTTCTCCGCGGCTGATGAGCAGGCAGCACTGACGGAGCTGCAGCGGATGGAGCTGGAGAACAACGAATACAACCTGCTGACTGGTGGCCGGGGCCTGAACCCGTTCCCCACCTACCAGCCTGGCTTTGGCCTGTTGCGCGGGATGCAGGGAGGCCGGGTCATTGGCTGACCTCGTTAGCTACACGATCCCCTCGTTGATCCAGGGGGTCAGCAACCAGCCGGATGCCCAGCGTGATCCAACGCAGGGCGAGATCCAGATCAATGGCGTGTCATCCATTGCCGAGGGGCTGCGGAAACGTGACGGCACCAGGGTGATCGCCAAGGTGTCGGACACCCCATTTGGCGATGCCTTCATCCACAGCATCCTGCGGGACGACAGCGAGAAGTACCTGGCGGTCATCACCAAGACGGCAGTCAAGGTCTTCGACCTGGCGGGCGTCCAGTACACGGTGAGCGCCCCAGGCGGCTACGGCTACCTGGCCAACGTGACCGATGCCCGGCAGCAGATCAGGGCCGCAAGCGTTGCTGATTACACCTTTATCTCCAACACCAACACGGTGACCGAGATGGACCCGGCGTTGGCGCCGCAGGCAACCCGCCCGAGCACATACGAGGCCCTGGTGTGGGTCAAGGCAGCCAACTACGGGCAGGAATACAAGCTTTTCCTGAATGGCACGACGGCAACGGTGACCACTGCCGTGGCCCCGGTGGTGAGCAGCGGCACGACAACAACCGAGAACCGGATCAGCACTGCCGAGATTGCCGAGCAGCTCAAGACGCAGCTGGCATCCGTCACGGCAGTGACCATCACCCGCTCTGGGTCGGTGCTGTGGCTGCGATCAAGCAGCCCGATGACGATTGCTGCATCGGACGCCAGGGCCAATGCCGACATCACGGCAATCCTGAATCAGGTGCAGGCATTCACCGAGCTGCCCACCATCGCCCCGGCGGGCTATCAAGTCGAGATCACGGGCGATCCCGGCAACAACTTCGACGGGTACTACGTCGAGTTCAAGCCGAAATCCGGGACGTTCGGGGAGGGCACCTGGAGTGAGGTGGTCAGCCCTGGGGTCGAATACAAGATCAAGGCCGCGACCATGCCGCACATCCTGGTGCGGTTGCCCAATGGGCAGTTCTTCTTTGGCCCGGCTGATGGCAGCACCGTGGCCACCGTGACGTTGCCCAGCTGGGGGCAGCGCACGGCTGGTGACTACAACACCTCGCCGGACCCCAGCTTCATCGGCTATCCGATCAACGACCTGACGGTCTACAAGAGCCGCCTGGTGATGCTGGCCGACGAGAACATCATCCTGAGCCGCACCAGGGAGTTCTTTGAGTTCTTCCCGGAGACGGTCACCACGGTGCTCGACACCGATCCCATCGACTTGGTGGCCAGCAACAACCGGGTGTCGGTGTTGCGTTATGCGGTGCCGTATCAGGACGAATTGATCCTGTTCAGCAGCCAGTACCAGTTCCGCTTCAACGCAGCCGAGACGGTGCTGACCCCGGCAACAGCGCAGATCACGGTGCTGACCCAGTACGAGGTGGACCCCCTCCTGCGGCCCCAGCAGATCGGCGGCGGGATTGTGTTCTGCCAGGCCAATGGCGGCTGGTCTCAGTTCCGGGAGTTCAGCTTCCGTGGTGCTGGCACGGCCCTCACGGCTGACACCCAAGACCTGACTGGGTACGTCTCCTCCTACATCCCGAGGAACGTCTACAAGTCGGCGGTGAACGACACCGGCAACTCCGCCTACTTCATCAGCAACGAGCCTGGGTACGAGAACCGGATCTACGTCTACAAGTTCTTCTTCCGCAACACCGGCAACGGCAGCGAGCGGGCCCAGAGCAGCTGGAGTTACTGGGAGTTCAAGGGCAAGGTGCTGCAGATCGTCTGCATCCGGGAGGTCTTGTACTGCCTGTTCCAGCAGGGCAATCAGGTCTTCCTTGAGTTGATCCCGGTGCAGGACCGCTCGAACACCAGCGTCTACCCCCTGCTGCTGGATCGGGAGGTGAGCACCACCACCGACACCCCAGCTGCCATGCGGGTCGCCAAGGGCACCTACAACGCCGCCACCAAGCGAACCACCTGGACATTGCCCTACGCAATGCTGGCGCCCACTGAGGCTTGGTCTGCGCTCACCCTGTCGGCGGCGGTTCCCGTCGCTGCTGGCGGCTTTGTTGGCGGGGTGCTGCTGGCAACTGACAACTCAGGCAACGTCATGACCGCCAGGGGCGACTGGTCGAATGCCGACGTGTTCTTTGGGGAATCCTTTGAGTTTCGGTATCGCTTCAGCCGTTTCAAATACATGAAGGAGCTGGGCGGCGGGAAGGCATCCGTGAATTACATGCGGACCCAGGTGAGGAGTGCCAAGCTCCGCTATCACGAAACCGGCTACTTCGAGATCCATGTGTTCCCCGAGTACCGGGAGCCTGGCAAATACGTCTTCGACGGCACGGTGATTGCCGTTAGGGACAGTCAGCTTGGGCGGCTGGCATCAGATGACGAGGATGCCCAGCGGTATTACGAGGGGGTGTTCAACATCCCGATCATGAGCCGTGGCGGCCAGTGCCTGGTGGAGATCAGGAACCACACGCCCCACCCGTGCAAGTTCTCAACCTGCGAATGGGCTGCGATCCTTACCGGCAAGACGCGGGGTCTTCAGTGAAGTGGGCGACAGCAACTGAGGAGCGTGTCAGGCATGTTGCTCTACACCTCCGCAGGGCCGATCAGCTGGAGGTTATGGCAAGCCATGGCCAGTACGGGGAGCAGTGCCTCCTGGACAGCTGGTGGAACAGCAAGGTGGCCAGTTCGGTGTGCCTGGACGATGGAACCCCTGCTGCCATCTGCGGCGTGGTGGAGGCAGAGCACGGCGGGTTGATCTGGATGCTGGCCACGGATCGGCTATTCGAGACCAAGGCCAACACCCTTCAATTCATCAAGGGTGGAAAAATCTGGGTGGATGGGCTGATGGAGGACTGGGGGCAGCTTCATAATTGGGTCTACAACAAGAACCAGCGGTCCATGGTTTGGCTCCGCTCCCTTGGGTTCACCATTCATCCGGCAGCACCTATGGGCCCTTTTTCTGAATTGTTCTGCTACTTCGAGAGGAGGGCCTGATGAC